TGAAAAATACGTATGCTAGTGCAGAAAATGCCTTGACATTACGTAATAATTACAATAAGAGTATATAATATGAATATATATAATATAATAAATGATTTACATATAAGTGTAGGAGAATCAAAAAGAATTAACTGTCCTAGTTGTAATGGTTATAAAACATTTACTGTAACCAACAACATGGGTAGACTAGTTTGGAACTGTTACAAATCTTCTTGCCCAATATCAGGTACAAAGAAAGTTAATCTATCCGTAGATGATATTAGGAACTCTGTGTTTGAAACCAAGAAGATGTCAGAAGAATTTAATATGCCTGAACACGTGGTATATCACAACGACAGGATTGAAGTTGTAAGATATGCATTAGAGTTTGGGTTGGATTATAAAAGAATACCACTTTACTATGACGTAAAAGAGAATAGAGTTGTATTTCCTATTAAGAAAGACGGACTAATTGTGGATGCAGTTGGTAGGTCTGTAGGTTTTCGTTTACCTAAATGGAAAAGATATGGAAAAAGTGACTTGCCTTTTACTTACGGACATGGTAATGTGGGAGTAGTCGTTGAGGATTGTGTGAGTGCATCTGTTGTAGGCGATGGTGTTTATGTAGGGGTAGCTGTGTTGGGAACATCATTAAGCAATTCACACAAGAGATACCTAGCACAGTTCTCGACTGCTATAATTGCCTTAGACCCTGATGCAATGCCCAAGACCCTTGCCTTTGCAAAAGAGTTACGAGGATACGTAGATGATGTCAGAGTGTTAAAACTTAAAGACGATTTGAAGTATAGAAAAGAAGAGGACTTTATAAACTTAAACAAACTAACCCCAAAGGAGAACCAACATGGAACTATCACTACTACGTAGCTTAATGAATAAAGACTTCTATGAAGACCATAGAGGTGCAAGATGTCCTGATAGATTGTTTAGCAAAGATGCTAGAACTATCAAGCACACGATAGATAAAGCTATGAGAAAATATAATAGAGATGTAACACCTGATGAGTTACAGGCTCTGTTCTTGTCTAGCAATCCTGCTATGACAACTGCACAGAAGCAGGGATACTCTGCTCTGTTTAATGATATTAAAAGACAGACACCTATGGGAACAGATGTAGCACAAGATGTGTTATCTAAACTGTTCCAACAAGTTATAGGAGAAGATGTAGCTAACTTAGGTTTTGATTTCGTGAATGGTACACAGACAAGTATGAAACCATTACGTGATTTATTAGAGAAGTATAATGATGACTTCACACCTGAGATGAAGATTGAATGGGATGATATATCATTTGATACTTTGATAGCAAAGCAAAACCAACAGACACGTTGGTCATTTAATCTGCCTGAGTTAGCTAGGAAAGTAGAGGGTGTCAATGGTGGCTATCTTGTAGAGATAGGTGCTAGACCTAATACAGGTAAGACATCCTTTCATGCTTCTATGCTTGTAGGAGAGAATGGTTTCGCAAGACAAGGTGCTAAGTGTGTTGTCTTGTGTAACGAAGAATCTTATGATAGAGTTGGGTTTAGATATCTTACTGCTTCATCTAACATGGATAAGTATGAGATAAAGGATAACCCATCACAGGCTAGGGATAGATACAAGATTGTATCTCCTAACCTAAAGATTAAAGATGTGACAGGAGAAGACATGGCATGGGTAGAGAGTATGTGTAAGAGTGTCAAGCCTGATGTCGTAGTAATAGACATGGGAGATAAGTTTGCACGTATGGCAGGTTATGCAAGACCTGATGAAGCACTCAAAGCGAATGCAATATACGCAAGACAGATTGCAAAACAATATGATTGTGTTATATTCTATATGTCACAACTCTCTGCAGAAGCAGAGGGTAGACAAGTTCTTAATCAGGCTATGATGGAAGGCTCACGTACAGGTAAGGCAGCAGAAGCAGACCTCATGATACTCATAGGTCAACCTGCAAATGTCGAGGGTGTAGATGAGCAATCTAATATGCGACACTTGAATGTTGTGAAGAATAAGATTACAGGTTGGCATGGCATGATTAATTGTAATATTAATCCACACACAGCGAGGTATAGTGCATGAAGATAGTAATAGATGTAGAAAATACAGTAACCAAAAGAGATGGTAGATTATATCTAGACCCATACGAACCTACTAACAAGTTAGTTATGGTTGGTTGTCGTGATGACAATGGAAATGAATCTATATATGATATGGATAGTGGATTCGTAGGTGTACAAGATATATTAGATAAGGCTACAGTATTAATAGGACACAACATAACATATGATTTGATGTGGTTATGGGAGTGTGGCTTTAAATATAATGGTGTTATCTTTGATACCATGTTAGCAGAGTATGTGTTGAGCAGAGGTAATCCTGATAAATATTCTTTGTCATTGGAAGCCTGTGCAATTAGACACGAGTTGGATACACAAAAGCAGGATACTCTAAAGGAATACTTTGCTAAAGGTATGGGTGTAGATGAGATACCAAAAGATGAGTTAAAAGAATATTTACAAGCAGACTTGAAAGCAACACAAGAGTTGTGTGCTAGTCAATATAAGCAGTTGATTAACTCATCTCTCATGGATACAGTTGTCCTTACAAATAAAGTAGCTATGACTCTAGCTAGAACACATAGGAATGGTTTCAAGGTAAACCAAGATGTGTTAGAGTCTGTGAGAAAAGAGTTTGAGACTGAAAAGATTCAGATAGAAGAAAGACTGTCAGAACAAGTAAGAAAACTTATGGGAGATACCCCTATTAATCTTAACAGTCCTGAACAAATGTCTTGGGTTATCTATAGTAGAAAACCTAAAGACAAAGCCATGTGGGCAAATGAGTTTACCCCTCACATGAGTGTGGAAGACTTTAAATATAATGTAAAACAAAACTCTGACATTGTATACAAGACACAAGCAAAGATGTGTAGCGTATGTAATGGCACAGGTAAAATTAGAAAGGTAAGAAAAGATGGAACTTTATACGCTAATCAAAATAATTGCATTCGTTGTGGTGCTAGTGGTTATACTTTTAATACCAGACCCAAAGTTGCTGGGTTAAAATTTAACGCACCTAACGCTAAATGGATAAGTGCTAATGGCTTTGGTGTATCCAAAGGTAACTTAGATACGTTACAAAGTATGGCACAACGTAACAACATGACAGAAGCTAGTCAGTTTCTTCAAGACCTCAAGAGACTGTCTGCCTTAGATAGTTATTTATCTTCTTTTGTTGAAGGCATCAAGGCACACGTTAAGTCTGATGGTATGCTTCATGTTAGATTGTTACAACACAGAACTGCGACAGGCAGGTTTAGTGGAGCAGACCCTAATATGCAGAATATGCCTAGAGGTGGCACGTTTCCTGTGAAGAAGGTATTTGTTTCACGTTGGACAGGTGGCAAGATTCTAGAAGCAGACTTTGCACAGTTAGAGTTTAGAACTGCAGCCTTCTTATCACAAGATGAGGTAGCAATCAATGAGATTAAAACAGGCTTTGACGTTCATGCTTATACGTCTAGAGTTATTACTGCTTCGGGTCAGAGTACAACTCGACAAGAAGCTAAAGCACATACCTTTGCTCCGTTATATGGTGCGACTGGGTTTGGCAGAACAAAAGCAGAAGCGAAATACTACCAAGACTTCACGAAAAAATACAAAGGCATCGCACTTTGGCATTCCAGATTGGCTAAAGAGGCTTTAGAAAAGCGTAGTATTACAACACCATCAGGCAGACAGTTTAGTTTTCCTGATGTAGAGAGAAGAATGAATGGCTCTGTGTCACACTTTACACAGATAAAGAATTATCCTGTGCAGAGCTTTGCAACTGCAGATATAGTGCCTTTGATTCTTCATCACATAGAAAATAGATTAGAACTATTACAGTCTTGTATTGTAAACACAGTACACGATTCAATAGTTATTGATGTACACCCTGATGAAATAAATAAAGTTGTGTTCATCTTGAAAACTATAAATCAAGACATAAATAGTATTATAAATAACGAGTTCGGAATAGACTTTAATGTACCATTATTATTAGAATCAAAAATAGGAGATAATTGGCTTGACACAAAGGATATTAACTGATATAACTATGAGACATTTTAAAATAAGAAAGGAGAAAATGTATGACTGAAGCAAACTTAGTGACCATAGACACGAATAATTATGAATCTATGGCAAAGGCTATGGGTATAGCCAACGAGACTTCCTCTTCTACTGAGAAGAAGGCTCAACAATTACCTAGATTTAGAATACA